GTCTATCAAAGAAAGACACTGTCATTCGTAACATCGAAGGCGCTGACTTTGAAGCTAAGTATGGCTTCAGATGTCCAGTTGGTGTACGTGGACGTAATTCCGACAACCGTCTCTATCGTGAAAAGATGGGATGGGAAGTTTCTCAACCACTGCTTGTTGGTATGGAGAAGACTTACGAATGGATCTCTTCACGTTACTAAACAAAATACTCATCAAACCCAGGGAGCGGAATGTTCCCCTGGGTTTCTTATAGATAAATTACAATGAATTTGAAATACGCAGCAATTGTTCCTCTAATTGGAGGTGAAGTATTAGGTACAGCTGAAGCTCTAAATGGACAACTACCTGAATATGTACTGTCATACACCCCATTTAAGAATAACGACGAACACTACATCAATTATATCCGTACACAAAAAGGCTGGTCCGGTGATTATGTTTTCTTGGACGAAGATCCTGACTATGTAGCGCCGCATGTAGACGTTGTTCTTACAACATGCCCTTGTGCTGGATTATCAAGCTTTAGTACAACAAGCAGTGAAAACAGTGCAACCAATGATTGGATGTATCGCACTGCCGAATACGTACTTGGCACAATCAAGCCAACTGTCTTTTGGGGAGAAAACGCTCCACGATTGTATGGTAACAGCGGTAAGAAAGTAGCAGATCGTCTACATGAAATTGGTAAAGAACTTGGATACAGTCTGAATCTTTACTACACTGAAAGCCGTCTGCATGGTCTATCGCAAAAGAGACCGCGCACTTTCTACTTCTTTACAAAGAGTGATACTGCTCCTATCTTCCCATGGCATCGTAAGGAAGAAGAACCGGTTGTCGATCTATTGAAGATTCCAAAGGACGCTGAAGATCCAATGAACGTTCTTACAAACCAAGAATGTCCAACTGCAAATGCATGGGTTGCCTATAACATGGCAATGACTGGATCAAAGACAATCCGTGAATTGTCCACTCACTTTGAGAAGACAACAAACTTGATCGTGAACACCGACGGTGGATACGGTAAAGGTCTGTTAGAAGTTGCAGATTGGATGGATGCAAATGGATTCTCGCATACAGCTAATCGCGCACGTGCTATGCAGGCTAAATTGGATGATGGTAAAGGTTATTGGGCGCACGGTGTTACTCTTCCAAAAGGTAACTCCATTCCAGCATTTATTGGACCGCTTCCATACTTCCTAATCAATCCAGAGACTGAAAAGTACATTACGATTCGTGATGGTCTTCGTCTGATGAAGATGCCAGATGATTTTAATCTTGTAGGTGATAAGCCGCTCTCTAAGATTAACCACATTTGCCAAAACGTTCCAGTTACGACTGCACGTGACATGATGCTTAATGTACTTGAATATCTTGACGGCAAAACAATCAATGGAGACTGCTCGTACATCAAACAGAGCAACAAGAACAAGACAGTTGTTCGCGTTACTCTTGATGAAACTTATGCAGCAAATACTGCGGAGCTTGATGAGTTTTTCCATTTACATAAACATAAAACTGATATACAATAATAACATAATAACACATGTCATCTATACTCGAAAAATTAAAAAAGAATTGCCGAATTAAAGAAGCCGATGTTCTGTCGGAATCAGACTTCTATTCGGAAAAGGATATTACTCCTACACCAGTGCCGATGATTAATGTTGCTCTTAGTGGCAGCATTGACGGTGGACTTACCAGCGGACTAACAGTTCTTGCAGGTCCGTCTAAGCACTTCAAAACTAGCTTTGCTCTTCTTATGGCAGCAAGCTATTTGAAAAAGCATAAGGACGCGATTCTTATGTTCTATGATTCCGAATTCGGATCACCGCAGCAATACTTTGAAAGCTTTGGCATTGATACATCACGTGTTCTACATATTCCGATCAAGAACGTCGAAGAACTAAAGTTTGACTTGGTTAACCAACTTGACCAAATCGACCGTAAGGATAAGGTTGCAATCGTCATCGACTCCGTTGGTAACCTTGCAAGTAAGAAGGAACTTGAAGATGCTCTGAATGAAAAGAGCGTCGCGGATATGACACGCGCTAAGGCGCTTAAAGGTCTGTTCCGTATGGTTACTCCATACCTTACGATGAAGAACATTCCGCTTATTGCGATCAACCACACCTACCAGGAAATTGGATTGTTCCCGAAGGCGATTGTTAGTGGTGGTACTGGCATCACCTATTCCGCTGACAACATTTGGATTCTTGGACGTCAGCAAGATAAAGATGGTACCGAAATTCAAGGATATCACTTCATTATCAATGTTGAGAAATCTCGCTTTGTTAAGGAAAAGTCGAAGATCCCGATCAGCGTAAGCTGGGAAGGTGGTATCCAGAAGTGGTCTGGATTGCTTGATGTTGCGATTGATGGCGGATATGTTATTAAGCCAAAGAATGGTTGGTACATGGCAGTGAATAAGGCAACGGGAGAACCACTTACACAAAACCTACGAGCTGCGCAGACTATGACGGCTGACTTCTGGGGTAAGGTGTTTAACAACACCGACTTTGCCAAATACCTTAAGGACAAGTATACCATTGGTCTACGTGACATGATCACTGAGACTGCATCTAAGGACTTGTCCGATGATGAAATCATTGAGCAGTACGAAGAGTAATGAAAGAAGGAAAAGACTACTTGTTGGTCGAAGATGATTTACATCCAGACCAATTCCTGATACAATTAACAAGTAGCGGATATGCTGGTATCGTTTACCGTTATGGTAAAGTCAGTATAATTGAGGAAAAAAATCAGGCACGTTTGCGATTTATCTACAAAATCGAGAGCGTGCCTGATTCCCTCACACACCGCCGCGACATGCTAAAAGAAGATCCCGAATTCAATAATCATATCGGTGATATCTTAGCTGACATTATTTCAAACAACGACTACATAATAGGAAGACCACATGACTGACGTTTCAATCGAATCACTTATATTAAATAATCTTGTCAATAGCGAACCATACACGCGTAAGGCAATGCCTCACATTAAGCCTGAATACTTCACGGGCTCACAACGCGTAATTTATGAGCTGATTCTCGACTTCATCAGTAAGTACAATAAGCTGCCAAACTCTAGCGTACTTGACATTGAATTCCAAAAAAGTAATGCTGCCGTCCGTCCAGACCGACATGAGATTCTTCAGGCTATTCATGATTTTGCTACACCTCAGCCAGCCGAACATGATTGGCTTGTAGATAGCACCGAAAAGTGGTGTAAGGATCGCGCCGTTCATTTGGCTGTTATGGAAGCCATCTCGATCATTGATGGTAAAAGCGCCGATAAAGCCGAAGGAGCAATTCCAGAGATTTTGAACAAGGCGTTGAGCGTTACGTTTGACACAAACGTAGGTCACGATTACCTTGAGAACGCAGATCGTCGATTTGATTTTTATCATCACGTTGAAGATAAGATCGAGTTTGACCTTGATATGTTCAACCAAATTACCAATGGTGGTGTACCTCGCAAGACTCTGAATATCATCTTAGCTGGGTGTGTTCACCCTGATACTAAAATTGTTGTGAGGATAACTTCGCTTGCGGTTGAAAAAGAAATTAAAATCGGTGAAGTGAAAGCTTTACTCGAAAACGGTTATACACTTGAAGTTTCATCTCCTGATGGTTGGGTTAAGATATCGGATTTTATCGACAAAGGTCAATGGGATGAATACTCATTCAGTTGTAATGATAAGAATATTTCATGCAATGAAAATCATCTTTTCCAATCAACGTTAGGGTGGATGAGTGCGAAGGATATATTTAATGCTCAAGAAGTTACTTTATCAAAATTGCACTTTTTCTGTGATACTGGGCGATATGAACCTGGCACAGTCATAAAAACCGGAAAGAAGATTCCAATTGTTGATATTCACGTTGAGCATAATAACAACCGATACTACACAAATGGAATCTCCTCGCATAATACAGGCGTTGGTAAGAGTTTGGGTATGTGTCACCTTGCAGCGGCAGATCTTTCCATGGGGCGCGATGTTCTTTACATTACGATGGAAATGGCAGAAGAACGTATTGCTGAACGTATTGATGCTAACCTGCTTGACGTTCGTATTGATGAACTGAAGAACCTGTCACAAGCCACGTTCTCCTCCAAGATTAAGAACTTGTCAGACCGAACAAAAGGTAAGATTGTCATTAAGGAATATCCAACTGCAAGCGCGCATGTCGGTCACTTCCGTGCATTGCTACATGAACTTAAACTGAAAAAGAAGTTCACGCCTGACGTCATCTACATCGACTATCTTAACATTTGCGCCAGCAGTCGTATCAAAGGTCTAAGCGGAAGTGTCAATACTTACAGTTTAATCAAGGCAATTGCTGAAGAACTGCGTGGTCTCGCTGTTGAATTTAATGTTCCGATTTGGAGTGCAACACAAACAAATCGCAATGGATATTGTTTAGATCCTTTAACTATTGTTGAAACGGAATATGGTAATAAACGCTTAAATGAAATTGTGGTTGGTGATTGTATAAAAAGCAATACTGGCTTTAATGAGGTGGTTACAGTGTTTCCTAAAACAAAAAAGAAAGCATATCGTATTACGACTTCTTCAGGAAAGACTATTATTTGTAGCGCCGATCATAAATTCCCAGTCAATGATATTGATAAGTCAATTAACTCTGGATTAAAAATTGGAGATTCTTTAGTGACGTTGAACTAACACATATTATAAATAGTTATATGCCAAATAACTATAGAAAAATCTGGGAAGAACATAATCATCAAAAAATTCCAGAAGGATATCACATACATCATATAGACGGAAATCATGATAATAATGATCCATTGAATTTAGAATGCTTAAGAGCTGAGGACCACTGGCAAAGACATTATGAACAGGGAGATATTGTCGCAATAAACGGCAAATTTATTCAAGGTGCAAGTGAAGCGGGAAAAAAGGGTGGGGCAGCTGGTAAAGGGAAAACTAAAGATCATAGTAATGGAAAACTATCCAAAAGTTTAAAGGAATCATACATTAAAAGAGGCGGAAGTCCTCTTAAAGGACGCGTTTTGTCGGATGAACATATTAAAAACATTACATTAGCGGTCCAAGGCGAAAATAATCCAATGTTTGGTAAGAAGCACTCAGAAGAATCAATATCACTAATCCGAATAAATAGAGGTTCTCTTGAAGGCGAAAATAATCCAATGTTTGGTAAAACGCAATCAGATGAAACTAAACAAAAAATATCAGATAAAGCAAAAGGGAGAAAATCGAAGATGAAAGGGCGGATTAACGAAACAACCCGATCAAGAAAATACAAATGGTATAATGATGGGGTAACTTCATTTTTTATGCCAGAAGGAACGCAGCCCGAAAATTATAAACTAGGAAGAATTAAAACATGGAAGAATTGATTACAAACATAGAAGAATTAGATTATGATATTGAAATGATTGATATTGAAGTAAATGGTAACCATTTATTTTTTGCTAATAATATACTTACACATAATTCAAATAGCGATGTTGAACTTACTGATACATCTGAAAGCTTTGGTTTGCCTGCAACAGCAGACTTGATGATTGCATTCATCAGTACTGAGCAACTTGAAAAGATGAATCAGTTAATGATCAAACAGCTTAAGAATCGTTACAATGATGCCAATAACAACAAGCGATTTACGGTGGGTATTGATCGCGCTAAGATGAGGCTGTATGATGTTGCAGATCCAACCGCGAATATCATGAGCAATGACTCTTCTTCGGCTGCTCCAGTCGCGAATACGCCGTTTAGTCGAGGTGGTAATAACAATCAACGTGGTAAAACCTTTAGTGACTTTAAAGTATAAATAGACTATATGTCTACAACACTTAGCTTCAAAGGATACCTAGCCGAGGCGATTTCCTCGTCCTCCGCTGATAAGGCCGCTTTCCTTATTGCTAAATACCTCAAGAAAAAGACGGGATATACTTTCTTTCGTTATCCAGGACTTGAGGCATTTAGAAATACAAAGGGAAAAGGATTTGGTTTGCGTTTTTACACTAGTAAGAAGAATCGCTCTATTCGTTTCAACTGGATCAGTTCCACTGCCGTTGGCATGATTGGTCTAAATAGCATCGACTATTGGGACGGTATCTCCAATACACCTTACCGCATCGAATTTGATACCGAAGTTTCTCTAGTTAAGACACTGCCAATCATCGCATCCATCTTATCAAATACCAAACCTGAACTTGGTTCGTTCTACACTCTACCAGATGGCATTCCATTGGAAGAAGCCGGTGTTGTATCAGAATCCTCGATGATTCTTGAGGCAAAAGGTGGCGTTAGCGTTGAGGATATGCTTGATGGTATTCTTGACATGGTTACATTACCAAACTTCTCAAAAGGTAAAGTATATAGCGCATACAAAGGCGCTGGCATGAAGATCTTTGATCAACTTGAAATGATGTACCCTTCATTGATTGTCAAGAGCGGTACAAAGTACAGCTGGAGCGGCGCACCGAAGGATCTGCAAAAGATCAAGAAGGACAAGTCCAAATTGCTTTCCGCAATTGGTAGCGTTGAAGCAAAGGTCACCAAAGGTGCGTCCAATGAAACATATGAGCCTACAGGTAACATTGCCGACATTGAAAACAATCGTGAGCGTCTTTCGTTTGAAAAGCAGTTGCTTGACCTTGAAAACTTGCTTAAGCTAACAATCAATGGTTCTGCAAACGCAATCTTCGTTTCAGGTAAAGGTGGTGTTGGTAAGACACACACAACCGAAAAGATTCTTGCAAGCATGGGTCTGCGCGACGGTAACGGTTACTTCAAGAACACTGGTTCTGCATCAGCAGCTGGTATGTACTCGTTGTTGTTCCGTTATAAGAACAGCATTATCTTCTTCGATGACTCTGACGATGCTCTTAAAGATCAAGAAAGCCGTAACTTGCTTAAGGCTGCAACTGATACCAAGAAGATTCGTAAGCTTGTTTGGAACAAGATGGGCAAGAACGTTGTTGATAACGAAGATATGACCGACGAAGAAATCCTTGACCAAGGGTTGATTCCACGTTTCTTCGAATTTACTGGTAAGGTAATCTTTATCTCTAACCTCGATCTTGACAAGTTGGATCCAGACGGCGCACTACGCACTCGCGCATTCATTGTAAACATCGACCCAACTGAAATGGAAATCTATGACTTCATGGAAAAGATCGTTGGCGATATTGAACTTGAAGATGGTTTAAGTCTTGATCTTAAAGCACGTAAGCACGTTGTTGATCTACTACGCAAAGGTAAGAGCAAGCAAAGCGCTAACCTTCGTAAGCTATCACGTGGACTATCCATGGCAGCAGGAGCAATTGCCGCAGGCGTTGAAGTTAGTGATAGTGACCTACAACGCATGATTGAAACATACGCATAAGATGAATAAATCTCTACTAGAAGCAGCCGCCGCCAGTCTAGACAATATTTGCGAAGATGAATCGTTTCAACGTTTACCAGGACACGTTGTTAAAAATGAATTGTACATGCTGAAAAAGAAATTTGATATGATGTACGACGCATTAAAGAGCGGAGCCGATTATGATGATAAGCGTTTTACTTCTATCATCAAATCTTTGCAGGATATTCGTAAAGAGGCGAAGTCGTTTAAAGCAGGAGACGCTGTGCCTATTAGCTATAAGTAATGAAACTCATAAAAGTATACGGCTGCTCAAAAAGCCCCGCTCGTAAGGACCTAGTCCGCCGAGCAGCCGTATACTTTCTTAATGTTTTACTTCCACGTAAACGCAAGATTGAAATTGGTATTCGTGTTGAGGAAAATCTCATTAAGAATCATAGCATGTATGGATGTTGCTACCATATAACCAAGTCTCCATCAAAATATAAGATTCTTCTTGATAACAGTATGTCAGATGAAATGCTTATAGGTACTCTCGCACATGAGTTTGTGCACGTGCGTCAATTTGACAATAATGAATTGGTTTTTATGAATAACCGTAGTCGCTGGCATGACAAATACTATTCAGATGATGAATTTGCTGTAACCGAGGAGCCGTGGGAAGTTGAACCACGTGAACGTGAATCGGTCCTAGCCGCAGATTTCTTTGCACAATAAATACCATAATGAATGGCACTGACATCGCAAACCTGCTTAAAAAGCTAAAAGGTGTCACCGTGAAGTCATCAACTTCAACCTCAATTGTACTATTAGTAAATGGTAATCGTATTGAGGAAATGCACAGAGTTGCAAAATTTTTATCCACTCTTAATGCTGTTGTCGATTCTAATTTAAAAGGATCAAGCATTGGCGGAATTAAGGTTGGGAACGTCAAGATCCTAATCAAAGGCGCTGGGCGCACTGGCGGCCTTGACGTTGAATCGGCTGCAATCAGCGCTTTAGAATCCGCAGTGTTTGCGGCGGTTGCAGAAGCCGGAGGCCCTATTAAAATTAAATTAGGCGATGGCAAAATTATTCAAAAGGTATCACGTGTCCTAAAAACAGCAGGAACACCAAAAAGTGATTTTAACTTAGCTGATGATTCAGGTAAGCCATTAATCCACATCAGCCATAAGAAAGGTAAATCACCAAAGGATTTCCAACAATGGGGAGGATTAACAGAAGAACGAATTAAAAACCATAAAGAAACAAAGTCATTTATATTAAAATGTCAGGCTCTTTATGGAGATAAGATTCCTCCAAGTGAATCTGCATACGCTGTCATAAAAAGCAAAGATCTTAAAATGATGTCGGTATTTGGCGTTAATTTTGACAAAGGTTCAATTGACGAAAACCGAGTAGATGTTCTTATACAAGGAGATCCTGGTTTAAAGAAAATTTCAAAAGGAATATATGCGTTAACTGCCACCGGGCATATTCATTACCACGGTGAAGTTCCAGATGCTGGATTTACTCCAGTGTTAGCCGTAATATATAAAGGAGACCGAGATCAATTTGATATTAAAGGTGCTCGTTTTTCGATTTACCCTAAAGATGGTCGTTCATTCAAAACACACATACCATGAAATCATTTAGAACATTTTTAACCGAAGGAGCAAATCTTGCTCCAGCGGAACTTTACAAGTACGATTGGCGTATTGAATTGTTTATTGACAAACTTAAAAGTGGTCTCCCGTTGACTCTTGTAAAAGGCGGTGAGATTTCATTACACTATGATGCTGACGCTGAGAGCCGTCTACGCGCTAAAAAAGATCCAGGTAAGATTCCTTTCCGAGGTTATGACAACGCTGTTTATTACCTAAAGGACTTTGCGAAGTCAAAAGAATTTGGAGGAGGCGGTGGTTCTGGTGCTGGAGCCGATGTTACACAGTTAACCGAAAGTGCTCAGGCAGTTTATGCAGCTGCAAAATGGAACGGTGCTAAGACATACAATACTGAGGAATTGGCAAAAGGTTATGCACACTCCGATGTAGACGATGACATTAATCGTATCTTAAATGATCTTCCGAAAGAATGGCGAGAATCATGTATCCTTGGTGCTGAAGAATTATACAAGCTGTTACGCGGTAAAGCATATACATTCCATCGTGGCAGTGCATGGGTAAATAAACTTGAAAAGCATTTCAAGACTCTTAATTCTAAAGAAAAGGCATTCTCTAACTTGAATAAGTGGAGCCCTGCCGATATTTACTTGGTGTCGCCTGTAGGTAAAACTATTCATTTTGAAAATGCTCAAAGTATTGCTGAACTAAACAGCATGCTAACTGAAGCTCTAAAGAACAAAGATGTAATTGGTGTATCGCTCAAGCTGTTGAAAAAGAATGCTCATATTTCATACTACAACTTTGATTCCAAGAAGAAGGTCATCGAGTTTGATCGTTTCACTACAGGTAACAAAGGATTCTTTGGAGGTAAGGACGTCTATATGTACTTTACGTTAGACGGTAAGATTCAGTTCCGTACATTCCCTGAAACATTTCAAGGAGAAATTAAAGGTAAGAATGCTAACCAAGGTAAACTGAGTTATGGTCCAATCCAAACAATTCTCCGTCATCTAAAATTACCACAGCTGATTGACATCAAAAAGCTACGTGCTGGATTACAAAAGAATGATCCTTCTCTGCTTAAGGAGTTTTACACAAACTATACACGTTATGCAAAGGATACCGAAAAGCTTTCATATGACGAGTTTGTCGAAAAGATAGCAGATCAAGGAGTTTCTTGGGCATTTAGTAAATTCCTTGGTTGTGAACTCATTGACATAATTTCAAAAAGCTCGCAAGAAGACGAGTTTATTACTGCGTGTATCAGCTATGCAAGTAGCAGCAGTGATCTTAGCGCACCATTCATTAAAGTAGAATAACATGAAATCATTTAAGGAATACATTGCTGAAGCTTCAGCTGAAGGTAAGAACCTTCACATGACGCATATCGAAGATCAGGTAATTTACGGAGGCGTTAAAGGAGCACGTGAAGCAATCCTTGCGCTACGTAGCCTACGTGATATGCTTGCGGGGAACGCTAAAACTTCAACTGACGTTACGGTAAAATGGGACGGTGCACCTGCAGTATTTGCAGGGATTGATCCATCGGATGGTCAGTTCTTCGTTGCTAAGAAAGGTATCTTCAACAAGAACCCAAAGATCTATAAGAGCGTATCTGACGTTCGCGCCGATACATCTGGAGACCTTGCTGATAAACTATCCATTGCTTTTAACGAATTGCAGAAGCTTGGGATTAAAGGAGTACTTCAAGGCGACATCATGTTTACTCAAAAGGATCTTAGCGTTGAAGACTATGATGGCGAAAAGTACATCACGTTCCAACCTAACACAATCGTTTATGCAGTTCCAGCTGATAGCGATGTTGCAAAGAGTATCAAGAAAGCTAAGATTGGTGTAGTATTCCATACACGATACAGCGGAGCTACTCTTGAAACCATGAAAGCTTCTTATGACTTTGATCAGAGCGAACTTAAAAAGACTCCATCGGTTTGGTTCCAAGACGCAAAGGTTCATGACCTTTCGGGTAAAGCTACCTTTACGGCTGAAGAAACTGCTGAATTAACCGCAAGACTTTCGGTCGCAGGTAAGATATTCCAGAAGATCAACAGCTCAACACTTAAGGAAATTGAAGACAATCCTGACTTTGCACAAAGCCTTGAAACATTCAATAACACGTATGTACGTCGAGGCGAGGTTGTTTCTAACACAAAGGCACATGTTGATAATCTAATCAAATGGGCAACCGATCGTTTCAATAAAGATATTGAGTCCAAGAAGTCAGAGAAAGGTAAGGAAACAGCATCTGCTAAGCGTGATCAATATATGAAGTTCTTTTCGGATGAAAACAAAAAGAACCTTAACTTGGTTTATCAGTTGCAAAACGCGATTATTGATGCAAAGAGACTTATTATAAATAAACTCGATACTCTTAAAAAGTTAAGCACTTTTGTGCGAACATCAAGTGGATTCCGTGTTACAGGCCAAGAAGGTTTTGTTGCAATCGACCATCTATCAGGTGGAGCAGTGAAATTGGTTGACCGTATGGAATTCTCTAAGAATAACTTTTCGGCTGACATAATTAAAGGGTGGGATCGCTAATATGAAACAATCAGATACTACGACTGCAAAGAAAGAACCTAAGAAGATTAGATTGAGAGATCTGATTCCAGTTGACTATACCGATGGCTCATGGCCCGAAGACGAACAAGGTGAGTTGACATACGATTATTGGAAGCGTGCTTCAGGAGTTCTTGATGAAGAAGAGATCGAAGAAAGTGGTTCGTGGATTGATGGTTATATTGACAAGTATACACAAATGGTATACAAGCCTAAAGAAGAAATCTTAACACTAACTTGGAGAAATTACGAAAAATTTCCAAAGGATGTTAAGCTTGATAAAGCTTCATGGGAAATACTAAGTAAATCACAAAATCGTCCACGTGCCTTTAATCAGTTGTGGATGAGCGGAAAGATTAAGGCTATGAAAGAAGAAACCTCTCTCGATGAAGCATATGATACTGAACTCTCTAAGTATCAACTAAATGGAGAGCTTAATCGCGTTAACGGTCGTATTAAGTTTTTACAATCAGCACATCGTGGTTCCGCTTTACCCGCTGATGTTGCATCTGAACTAAAGAAGCTTCAAGACCTGCGTGATAGTATTCTCGCAATGCTTAAGGAAGAAGATATCCTCGACGACGTTGATGCAGACACCATAACTGAAGCTCTAAACATGCTGCAACGTATGAAGCGTCGTGCTATCATGCGTAGAAACAAATCTAAGATTCTCGCAGGTCGACGTCGCGCTCAACGCCGTCGTGCATCTACATCTGTTCTTCAACAGCGCGCTATGCGTGCAGCTCGTGCAGCACTTGCTCGTCGACTATTACGTAAAAACAAAGGTGAAGCCAGTTACGGAGAAAAAGTTCGTGTTGAAAAAATGCTCGCTTCTCGCCGCGGTGCAATTAAAAACATTGCTCGCCGCCTTCTTTCAAAAGTTCGCCAAAAGGAACGTATGCGTTTCCAAAAGCACGCCACTCCGCCAAAACCAATTCAATCCGTAAAGCCAAATAAGTAATGGGACTCAAATCATTCCGTACATATACTGAGGAATCAACTAAGGAATTAGTTGCCACCTTTGGTCGCTTTAATCCTCCGACAATTGGACATGAAAAATTGATCAATGCCGTCGCAAAAGAGGGTAAGGGTAAAACGTATCGTGTCTATGCTTCGCAAAGCGAAGATTCAAAAAAGAACCCGCTATCCTATGATGATAAGATCAAATTTATGCGCAAGATGTTTCCTCAATATGGTCGTAATATCATATTGGATCGTAGCATCAAAAACGTGTTTAATGTCGCAGCGGCAGCACACGACGACGGCTTTACGAAATTCACATTAGTCGTTGGCAGTGATCGTGTTCCTGAATTTAAGACTTTACTTGCAAAGTACGATGGCGTAAAAGGTACACATGGTTACTACAAGTTTCGTGATGGTATTCAAGTAGTATCGGCAGGTGAACGTGATCCAGATGCAGATGACGTTAGTGGAATGAGCGCGTCAAAGATGCGTGCCGCTGCAGCCGATAATGATCTTGATACTTTCGCAAAAGGATTGCCTAAAACATTTGGAGAAGTCAAGGAATTGTTCAATGCAGTGCGAAAGGGAATGGGACTAAAAGAAAGTCACAACTTCCGTAAGCACGTACAATTTCAACCTCTAAACGATATACGTGAACGCTATATCGCTGGAGAAATTTTCAATGTTGGAGATCAAGTTTATGCTGAATCTGAGAGTGGAATGATCTTAACCGTTGAATCACGAGGACCAAACAATGTCACGTGTAAACTACCAAATGGAGAAACTAAACGTTTCTTCTTATCTGATCTTCATATAGTTGAAGGATCTTCTTACTATACCGGTTTGTCTAAATCAACCGCAGACAAACGCGAAAAGCATTTTGAAAAGAATGCTAAGAAAGACGATAACAATGACAGTGCATATGAGCCTGCACCAGGCGATAAGACTGCTGTCACTAAGCCTTCAAAATACACCAAGGAGTATCAAAAAAGATTTGATGAAGAGGCTAGCCCAGCGTCTAAATCACTACGTAAAAAGTCTGAAGAATCTGGTATTGACTATGGTATACTTAAAGACGTTTATGATCGTGGACACGCTGCATGGCGAACAGGTCATCGTCCTGGAACAACTCCTGAACAATGGGGATTGGCTAGAGTAAATAGTTTTATAGTTGGCGGCACTACACAAAAGACCACAGACGCCGACTTGTGGAAAAAACATAAATCAAATAAATAATCATATGAAGAAACTTTCGGATATTCTGCTTGAGGCTGAAACGCTAGAGCATGTAAAGACAATCGCAGAAGATGCTGCAACTGACAATAGCAACACAATCATTCCTCCAGTAACGTTGGTCACAGCAGACCGAGTCGGCGCTGCTTTGCAGAAGTTAGATCAAATCGGCGAAATGGTTGATGATCTATATAATACGTTTTCTCATCTTGAGGAAATTGATGCAGAAGCTGATGCTGCTCTAACAGGTGCATATAATTCTATCGATGATCTATATGCAAAGATTGACGATAAGTATGACATCATCCCAGTTGATCTTGATGAATATGACATCGAAGAAGAACTTGAACTCTTTGCTGATGTTGAAACTATCGTTGAAAAGCTTTCGCCTGATGCTCCTGCGTCTGAATGGATCGATGATTTCATTAAGAGCGATGCTCCACAATTCGAAGGTAAGTCCAAGAAGGAACGTATCAAGATGGCTCTAGGCGCATATTACGGTGCACAACAGAACGAAGATCTTGAGCTTGAAGAAAGCTTCCGTCCTGGATATGATATGGTACCTGCTCCAATTGGTAAGGATACCTATCAAGCTGATGGACTACGTAAACTCTGGGGTATCAAAATGCGCGCTGGTAAGTGGGCTGATACCTTTGTAGCCATGTATGCTGACGGTAAGATTGGTATTGTTAATGATCAAGGCGTTAACAAGTACTCAACCGTCGACGCTTTTGAAAAAGGATTTGAAAAGTACCGCAAGAGTGGCAATCTAGACGAAGCGGTGAATAAAGAAAAGGTGCGCGAGAAGCTTGCGTCTCTGAAGAAAGCATATCAAGATATTATTGACAAAAAGCAAGATAAGAATTACACCGATAAATATGATGCTCAAGATCGAATTTACCATGATCGTCGATTGAAAGAAATTCCAACTGAGTTAAAGAAGCTTCGAGCAAAGCTTTTAGGAGAAGATCTTGAGCTTGAAGAAAGTGTTAACCTTCCAAAAATCAAAGAGCTTGTATCACTTGCTCTAATTGATGAAAAAGATGTACCTGCTACAATCGCTGCATTGAAAGCAACTCAATCTGACAAGGCATTGACTCCTGCGCAAACCAAATTGTTAGGTAACCTTGCTGTTATGTTGACCAACGTTATCCTTGGAGATACAAGCGCATTGTCAAGCGTTAAACGCGCTGCTAAGGAATAACTCTATTCCACCTTTCCAGCCATGAAGGATATTTTATGATCCCTTCGGGAACCTTCGGTTAATCTAGTTTCTTCTGGATTAACCGTTTGTTTTATTCAGCCATCCAACAGTTGTCGCAGAATGAATACTTAATTATTATAACATAGTCTGCGAAAATGTAAATAACAAAATTCATAATAAATAGAATTATGGACTTCAACGGTAAAAAAGAATTAGTAAAACGAGTACAACACGCTCTAGGATTAGATGCGGATGGACTAGACGGACAAAAGACATGGGCCGGTATTGTCGATAAGATATGTCCGCTTCCAGCTGAAACACCAAAGCCAGTTGAATCTGCTGAACAGGCCGTTGCTCTATCGCCACGCGCTTTAAAGCTAATTCTTGATTATGAAGTTGGCGGCGGTGAAGGTTACTATAATGCCGCTTTAAAGAATCCATGCTATCCAGGCGGTCAAAGCGGAGTTACTATTGGAATCGGTTACGACCTGGGTTATAATACTGCAGCTCAATTTCAAGCGGATTGGGGTTCATTCATAAAGGAGGGTGACTATAATCGTTTAGTAAGTCATATCGGTAAAAAGCAATTTTCTGCAAAGGCTGCTATCCCTTCTGTTAAGGATATTGTAATTCCATGGGATGCTGCTCTTGCGGTGTTCAAGAAAAATACCGTTCCACGTTTTATTAAAGAAACTCTTCGCGCATTCCCAGGCGCAAATAAACTACACAGCGACGCATTTGGCGCATTGGTATCCTTGGTGTTTAACCGAGGCGGATCTCTTAGTGGAAGCAGTCGTGTCGAGATGCTAAATATCTCGAAAGCAATTAAAGGAGAAATTCAAACCGCAAACATTTATGGGTACATTGCTGACCAAATTATTTCTATGAAGCGTCTATGGGTTGGTAAAGGGCTTGATGGTTTACTACGCCGTCGTAATGAAGAAGCCGATATGATTCGCAAATGTAACTAAAACAAAAATATGCCTACTCAATACTTATCAGGACCTAAAACATTAACGCGCGAACGCGCGCGCTATGAGGTCCACATGTTGGCCGACCAATTAACACCTGGCGGATCTTTAACGGATGCATTTGGTCGCCTACGAACCAGCTCGCCATTTACTATATTCGACAGTCAGTATCGCTATGGTGATAATGGCAAGTGGGATACGCTAACAGCAACTAATGGCTCTGCCACGCATGTGACAACCGAAAACGTAATGGCGCTTGCGGTGACCAACGAGTCAGGTAGTAAGGTTATTCGTGAAACACGTCGAGTAATGCCGTATCAGCCTGGAAAAAGTTTGCTAATTCTTGCTAGTTTTTGTTTAGGAACTCTTAAGGCAAACGTACGTCAACGTGTTGGCTATTTTGGAAATGATGATGGTATATTTCTTGAAGCTGATGGTGAAACCGTTTCATTAAAAATTCGTAGTCGCAGCCTTAATACTACGCTAACTGCGGCACGCACTGAATGGAATGGCGATAAGTTTGATGGGACGGGTTATAGCGGCCGCACAATTGATTTTAGTAAAGCTCAGATATTTTGGATGGATATTGAATGGTTGGGCGTAGGCGATGTTCGTTGCGGATTTGTCGTAGATGGTCATTTAATTGTAGCTCATACATTCCACAATGATAACGTCCGAACAACGACATATATGTCAACGGCATGTTTGCCTATTCGTTATGAAATTGAAAACTTAGCCGCAACATCAGGCTCAACCACAATGAAGCAGGTTTGCTCGTCGGTAATATCCGAAGGTGGATATGAACCAATTACAAAACAGTGGGCTGCAACAAGAACTACTGCTATCGCAAGTACGTCAGTTGCAAATGGATATGCTCCGGTTGTATCGCTTCGTTTGAAAAGTGGATATACTGACTCTATAGTCCTCCCTTCACAAGTTCATATTCTTGGCACTGGAAATGGAATCATTTATGAATATGCTCTTATACGAAACGCTTCTATTACTGGAGGAAGTTGGACAACGCATACTGGTAGTGGCTCAGTATTAGAATACAATATAAGCGCAACATCAATGACAGGCGGGATTGTTGAAGAAAGTGGACTATTTGAAAGTAGCAATCAATCTCGTCAAATAATTAATGAAAATTTACAATATGCATTTGAACAGCAATTAGGCAGAACGATCGGTGGTGCTTCTGATACATTTACATTAGGAGTCCGCCACTTAAGCACTGGCGGCGGCAATGTTTATGGCACACTAAATTGGAATAGTATATTATAATATGGAATCATTTAAAACATATGTAGAAAATTCTACAATCCCAAAGGCGCTTGAGTATCACATCATCAACGATATTCCATTAGCACAAAACGTTTTCCGCGCCCACACTCCAAACTATTATGCGCTGTTTGAGTATGCTCGACAAAACGTAGATTCGGTTGATACTCTATCTGAGTTTGATCGTATGCTTATGGAAAGCGATATTGGTCAGTTAGCAACATACGAAGGAATTGAAGTTCCACTTGACCATCCGTTGATTGAAGAAGATGACAAGGATGTAGAACTAAATTCTCCAAAGCGTGGTGGCGCTAAGAAGTTCTACGTTTATGTTAAGAATGAAAAGGGTAACATCATCAAAGTTCAGTTTGGTGACACAACTGGATTGACCGCAAAGATCGATGATCCTGCTGCTCGCAAATCGTTTGCGGCCCGACATAATTGTGATCAGAAAAATGATAAGACTACTCCTGGCTATTGGTC